CCGGTCAGCTCCAGCGTCGGATACACCGGCACCTCGGAGGCGACCCGCACCTCCATGCCCTCGCCGATCACCGACGACGACGACAGAGCCCGCGGCCACGGCGCGTCCGTGCCGCCAGCCACACCCAAGAACACGCCGCCACCAGCCGAGGACTGCTCAAAGTGCACCACGCGATCCGTGCGGGCCTCAGCGAACGGCTGCGGCGCCACGGCCACCAAGCCCAGCTTGCGCCAGTACATGCCGAATTGGTCGGTCCCATAGTCACCCTGCAACCCGTCGAGGTAGCGGAGAGTGAACTGGCGCTCACCGTGCCCGGTCGAGCCGACCAGGCGGAACGGGCCACGCAGCGGGTCGACCAGTTGCATCAGTTCCTGCACCGCGGCCCGGTGAGTCGCGAACCGCCTGTCGGCCGCGGTCACCTTGAGCGGGATGAACACCTGCCGCTCTTCGACGCGCACGTCCTGGAACGCGGACCCGAACATGCCGGGGACGGCGGAGGTGACCGTCTCCGTTGGGGGCATGTCCAGGCCGGTCGTGCCGGCGAGAGCTTTCCACCCGATCGTCTGGTTCAGCGGCAGTCGCTTCAACCCGTCCAGCGACTCGAGAGTCAGGGTCGGGATGATCTCCTGCGGGGGGCGCCCGGGCGGTGGCGGGAGCGAGTCCCCGCCAGCCAGGTAGTAGGTGCTCACCGTCCGCCTCTCAGTAGGGCGATGCCAAGACGGCGCGCCGACGCTCGCGTATTTCGACCTGCCGGGCGATCTGGTCAGCCCCGTAGCCGCGGGCGTCAACTGCCACGTTGGGCCGCTCCCGGCTGGCGATGGCACGAGCGAGGCGGTCGATGTCGTCCGGCGCCAGGGTCGCGCTCAATGCCCGCCCGTCCAGCAGATTCGGCGTCGGGATTACCGTCTCCCGCATCCCGGTGCCGTTGAACGTGTAGCCGGGGAGCAGTGGCCCGCCCTGGTCACGCACATGCGGGTTGAGGATGCCGCCCTCCGCGAACACGGCGGCGTGCACGTGGTTGCGGTGCTCCGCCCGAGTGGACGCCGAGTAGGTGAGCGGACGACCGTTCTTCAGGTCCGGGCGGTCGTCACCGATGCCGTCGTAGATCAGTTCGGCGAGGCTGCCGCCGAAGCGGTCGTGCAGGAAACGGTTGATCGACGCGAGTCCAGCCGACCCGGCACCTCCAGGGCCCGAGCCGAACCCGAAGTCCACAGCCTTGTTCCGCCCGTGGTATCCAGGGTCCCCCGGCCGGTAGGTCGAGTTCTGGCGGGCCTGCGGGATAGCAGCCTTGACCGCATTGAAGATCGACTGCCACGTGCCGCCAAGGGCTCCGCCGCCGACGGGGCCACTAGGGCCCGCGGCGGCTGCGGCCGCGGCCGCCCGCTCGGCAGCGGCTGCCGCCTGCCTTTCCAGCCACGCCATGGTCTCCGTGTAGGCGTGCTGCATGGTGGCGTCCGCGCCGGTCGAGATGGGCGCCTGAAAGGGCGCTGTCGAGGGCGGCAGCGGGGGAGACCAGCCGCCGATCTCGTCGCCGTAGAAACTGGCGGGAACCATCGACCCGTCTTCGGCCATGACCATGCCCGCTGGCGCGTAAAGCGCCTCCATACCGTCGCCTCGGCGCCCCCTCCAGCCAGCAGCCAGGAGCCGGTCGCGCTCGGCCCATGAGATGTTGGCGGTGCGCACGAAGCCACCGTCCGCGAAGTACTGCGCCTCGTCAGCGCCGAGCCGGCGGCCAGTCTCCCGCCAGATGTCCAGCGACCGGTCGCGCTTGCCAGGGTGGCCCGAAATGAACGCTTCCCAAGGTCCCGCGCCCGTCTCTGCCCACATGATGCCGCCGGGCCCCTTGTTAGCCTGGATCTGCGGCGACTGGTCGCCGATAGCGGGCAAGAGCCCGCCGTTGGCGTAGTAGTCGACCAACGCACCATCGGCGGCGAAGAATCCGGTGGTGTTCCGGTTCGGCTGATTCTTTCCGGTCGGAGGCATGATCGGGGGTCGGCCCAGCGCACCAAGAACTGGGTTGATGCCGCCAGCCAGGTTGATGCCGTACTGCCGGGCGATGTCCGCAACCGTGATCGCGCCTGCCTGCAACTTGGCGGCCAGTTCCTCCACCACACCCTGGCCAGCAACACGACCCACCGCAGCAAGGACGGGCGTAGCCAGAGTCAGCTGCACACCCCAGGCGTCCGTGGCTTCCTTCGAACGTCGCGCAGTGATGTCATCGAACTCGTCGAGTTCCGCGTCCGAGCGGTTGACCAGGTCCGCAACCAACGGCGCACCTTCAGGACCCATGCGCGCAAGCTCGTCCAACGTGCCCTGCGACACCCGGCCGGCCAAGCGCAGCATGTTGGTCTGCCAGTTTTCCTGCGCAAGGACCTGGTCACGAAGACGCTGCATGTACTCGTCGAAGGAAAACCCGGTGTCCTTGACGAAGTCGCGCCACGAGTCAGTGCTGGCACCTGCCGCTTCCGCGGCCTTGCGCGCTGCCTCTTCCTCGGCTGCGGCCTTCTCGTCCAGCATCGTGGTGTAGGTGCCCAGCGGGTTGATGAAGTCGGCGAGTGAGGTGCCGAGTTCCTCAGTCTTCTTGACCAGTGCCTCGGTGGCGTCCTCGTCCAGGCCGAGAGCTGCCGCGTACGCCCCCAGACTCTCGTAGGCAGCGCCCATGTCTGCCGCGGTTTGGCTCACTGCACCGCCCACGGCGCCGGTGTTGCCAGCGAGGTTCTTCGCAGACTGCGCCGCGATCTCCTGCTCGTTCTCCGCAGCCTGAAGCGCCTCCGTGTAGCCGGGCAGTAGCTCCCTCAGGTCCTCGACGTTGCCGCCGCCAGCCTCCCACTGCTCGCGCAGCATCTCAAACTGCTGGGCGGCCAAATCAGCGCTACCCGAGGTGACCATCATCCCCAGGGACTCGCCGATGCGGTTGAACTGGTCGACTAGCTTGTCGCGGTCGTCGTTGCCTTCCCTGTTTCCCAGGGAGACGACTTTGCCAACAAAGTCGCCCACGCCCTCCCGGACGGACGGGTCAATGAGGCGTCGCATCGCGTCGTTCAGGTTGTCGATGTCGAGGAACCGTCCCCCGAGCGCGGCAAACTGGGCGTCGATGTCACCGGTCGAGTCGCCCATGGCCAGCAGCGCTGCGGTCGTCTCTTCCATCGTCGCCGGAGCGGGTCCCATTGACTGGACCAGCCCATCCAATGCAGACGCAGCAGCCCAAACGACTCCGGCGATGCCCGCGGCCTTGGCGATCTTGCCCAGCCCGCCAGCGACGCCCGGCATGGTCGTGTTGAGCGTCTGGAACGCCTTGTAGGTCTCGATGGCCCGCGGGAAGATCAGCAGGAACGCCCCTGCCGCGAGCGCCCCGACACCGGCCACGGCACCCAGCTGGCCGGCGACGGCCTGGATCGGGTCAGGCAGCTCGCCGAACCATCCAGCGACCGCGGCCACCTTCTCGGCGATGTCCGCCACGACCGGCAGGAACGCCTCACCGATCTCGATCGCCGCGTCCACAATGTTGTTCTTCGCGATCGCGAGCTTGGCTTCGGTGGTGTCGTAGCGCTTGTTCGCCTCGTCCACCAGCGCGGTGTTGTTCGCCCAAGCCTCGGCGCCCATGTCGAGGTTGTCGTTGAGCATCCCCTGGGCGCCGGCCATCTGCAGCAGCACTGCGGTGTCCTGCGTGCCCTTGATGCCGAGCTCGTTCAGGATGCCGACGATGTTCTCGCCGCGGCCCTTGGCGGCAGCCAGCCCATCGGTGAAAGCGCCGATCGCACGGATCGGGTCATCCTCGAAAGCGCGGGCGAACTCGGCACCGGACATGCCGGCCGCCTTGGCGAACCCGTCGAGCTGGTCGCCGCCGTTCGCGACGGCGGTGTAGATGTCCTGCATGGTGCGGGTCATGACGCCGCCGCCGCGCTCGGCGTTGATGCCGAGGCTGGTCATGGTGTTGGCCAGCGCCAGGACGTCAGACTCGGAGGCGCCGATCAGGGCAGCCGAACCGGTCAGGTACGAGACCATGTTCATGATGTCGGCCTCGGTGGACGCCCCGTTGTTGCCGAGCTCCACCAGCGCCGCACCGAGACGGCCCACGTCCTCCGGGGCCGTCTTCATCACGTTCATCATCTGAGCGATCGAAGTGGCCGCCTCATCGGCGGACAGGTTCGTCGTCTCGCCCAAGTCGATCATGGTCTTGGTGAACGGGACGATCGCGTCGGCGGCGACACCGAGCTGACCGGCCGCCTCAGCGACCGCGGCGATCTCGCTGTGCGTCGCCGGCAGAGTCTTGGCGAGATCCCGCAGACCGGCCTCGGTGGCGGCGAAGTCCGCGTCGTCGGGCAGAGTCTTCGTGACCCCGGCCCACGCGGACTCCCAGTCCATCGCAGCCTTGACCGTCGCCCCGAGCGCCGCGACCGTGACCGTGCCGAAGACGGTGAGCGCCGTACCAGCGGTGTCCCACGCCTCGCGGTTTTCCTGCGCCGACTTGACCAAGCGCTCAGCAAAGGGCGTGCCAGCTCGGACATTCTTTTCGTACGACGCCCAAGCCTCGTTCTGCGCCTTCGCGGCGGCGGTCGTCTTCTTGCCAACCTGCTCCGTCGAATCTGCGGCCTCACGCATCGCCCGCTTGAAGCCATCCACGTTCGCCATGAGGCGCACAAGCACGCTGCGTTCCGCCACGCTCGGCCACCTCCTGGTCTACGGTCAGCGCCATGCGCGCAGGGAGATGGGGAGTGGTCGCCGCGGCGGTACTAGCGATCGCGGGGTGCGGTGGCGGCTCCCTGGAGGCCGACGACCCGGACGGGTACGAGGCTTGCCAGCTCTATGCCGAGGCCGACGAGATTGCCGACGACCCGCTGTTGCGGATGAGCAAGGTCTTCGATGCTGGAGAGAGCGCCAGCCAAGCCAGTACGTCCGCGATCAAGGCGGCAGCCGAGCCGGTCGCGGACACGTGGGTCGTCGACGGCGATGCCCTGTCGGCGGCCTGCGACGATGCGGGCTTTGAGGCTTCCTAGCCCCGGCCAGCGGCACCGGCATCTGGCCGAAGCTCGCGCACCACGAAGTGCTTCTCGCCCGGCTTGGGCTTGTCCTTGCCGCCGTCGTTTTCTTGGGCGGCGGCGCAGCCCGCGCACGTCACCGTGCGCACGTCGTAGTAGCCGTCATGATCCTCGGCGTCGTACGCCTGGTCCTTCGGCTGCCCGCAGCCTGAGCACAGGCCGTCCTCGTAGGCGGTCAGCGCCAGAGTGAGCAGCCGGTCCGCGTCGGACCACTTCTTGCCGCCTGCTCCCCACCACAGTGACGGGGGCTTGCCCCAGGCGCGGGCAGTGCGGAGAGCCTGAACTACCGGTCCCGCTTCCGGCCGCCTGAGGAACCGTTCGAGAAAGGGACGTCCACCCGCGGTGGCTGACCGTTGGCGTAGGCCGCGGACACCAGCAGCAGCTTCACCTGCGGCTCCGAGACCTCCTGCAGCTTGCGCAGCTTCTCGGCCGTGAGCCCTTTCGGCTCGATGATCGCGTCGGCGAGCTGGTGCAGCACGACCGTCTCCTCATCGGTGACGCCCTGCTTCTTCAGCCGCTTGGCGATCTTCTCCCGGGCCTCGTCGGAACGGCCCTCGATCTTCACCGTCAGCCGGGAGGACTCCCACTGGCGGGCAACCTCGGTGAGCTGCTGCCGGATGCCGTCTGGGGTGGGGTCGTTCATGCCACGGTCTTCGTCGCCGATCGTCTCGGCGATCCGGAGTTCTTCCTTGAGCCGGTCGACCTCAGCGATGAGGTCGGGCCGCTGGTAGAGGGTGACGGCGCGGATGGTGGCAGTAGCGCCACCGATCCAAGCGTCCAGGTCGAACGAAGCCGGGTCGAGGTCAGGGGATTCGTCCGTGACGAAAGTGTCGTCGGTGCCCTCGGTCATCATCACTTGACCTCCGACCGGCTGATCCCGAACGCCTCGGGCTGCACCCTCAGGGGCGCTTCCCGAGTGACCTTGCAGAACGAGTCGCCGTGGTCGCACAGCCGCTTACGCGAGCCGTCGTCTGTGTACACGAACTCGGAGAAGGACAACTCGCCCTCATCGGTGATGTATACGGGACTGGTGCTCGAGATCTTGGTCGCATCAAGGCCGTTCGCCTCGACGAACTCAACCGTCTTCGGGTCTCCGGGCTTGACATTCAGTTCGTGCATGACTGTTCCTCCACGGGTCTGTCCACGGGTCAGGGAAGGAAAGACCGGGCCGGGCGCGGACCCGTGGAAGTCGCGCCCGGCCCGGGGCTCACGCAGCGGCGACGACAGCCCGCTCGTCGGTGCCGGCCGACTGCACGTAGAACATGACGCGGAACTTCTCGTAGCCCCCACCCGTCGGCGCGAGGATCAGCGGCTTCCCGGTGATCACCTCGTACACCTGCACCTCGTCACCGGCAGCGAACGGCTCCCGGTAGTCCTTGCCGATGCGCTGCACCAGGAACCCGCCGATGCCGGAGTCCGTGAACGTCGCCCACGCCTTGTCCTCCTCCTCGGTGGTCCACCGGAAGAAGTTCATGCCGCCCTCGTAGTTGACGCGGCCGGGTGACGAGTCGTTGCCCGCCGCGCACAGCGCCGGGTCGTTGACGGCGTCCTCACCGGACGCGCCCAGGGTGAAGTCGGCCGCGGTGACGAGGCAGGAGATGTCGAGCACGCCAGCGCCGGACAGCTGCGTGAGCACGGGCGTGCGGGAAGTGGTCAGGGTAGGGACGTACACCAGCTTGCGCCGGGCGTCCGAGAGCATCTTGGGGATGAGACTCAGCTCCTCTTGTCGGACGCCGACGGCGCCTTGGTGGTGGTGTCCGCCGACTTCGCGTCAACGGTCGCCGGCTCGTCGCCGGACGTTTCTGCGGGGAACGCGGTGCCGTCAGGCACCTCGTCGCGGGCCTTCTGCGACGGCGTCTTCACGTAGTCCCGGAAGTCCGGGAGACGGAGCGCGGTCTCGGGCAGGAAGGTCTTGCGCCCGGTGGTCTTGTGGCGGACCTGGACGAGGGGGACGGCCATGCGGGGCTCCTCAGGGCATAAGTCGAGGCCCCGGCGCCGGTGGCGGGGGGCTAGGGGACGGACCGTCAGCGGGTGGCGGTCAGGGAGTAGGTGTCGACGGCGAAGAACAGCGGGTCGCCGGGCAGGTCGTCGTCCCGGCGAATCACCGACGACGACTCATGCGTCACGGGGGTCAGCTCCCAGCCGGCCACGGTGAGGGGCTGGTCAAGTAGCGCGTCGCGGCAGCGGACCGCCACCCACTCCGCTTGGCGCCGGTCCTCACCCACCGACGTGACCTGCCAGCGGTACACGTGCCGGTCTGCGGTCAGGGGTAGGTCGTCGGAGTTACGCGTGCCGGCGTCCGCATACAGCACCGCGTACCGGTCAGACGTCGGACGGCCCTTGTCGTTCAGCGGGACCTCACCGTCGTAGACCGGGGTGACGGCACCCTCCAGTAGCGCCAGCACCGCGGCTGGCACGCTCACAGGAAGTCCCCGGCGATTGCAGCAGCCAGGTACGCCTCGAAGGCGTCGGCCTCGCGGTCCAGGGCACCCTGAGGGTCGGGAAACCGCGGCCCATTACGCGCAGTGCCCTCGTAGGCGATGAAGCCCAGCGACCCCTGGCGCCGACCGATCTCCGGGCCGATCTCCGCAGCAATCTCGTCCCGCTTCTCCCACGTCTCGTAGGAGATCGAGGCGGGCATCCCCGGGAAGTGCTTGCTGCCCTCAGCTTCGGCCTGCATGTCCTTCTTGATGTTGAACGCGGCCTTCTGCATGGTCTTGCGGACCTGCTCGGCGGCACGCTCCGACACCCGGCCAAGGTCGTGCTCGAGCTGCCGCAACTCGGTGGTGTCAATGCGCACGTCAGCTCACCTCTTCCACGGGGAGTCGGCGGGCGGTCTTCATCGTTGCCGCGTGCGCGGCCTGGACGATCAGCTCGCCGCCCACGAGGCCGGCGTCCAGCGGGTTGCTGTCGATGACCGCCACGTCGTCCTTGCGGGGCCGCAGAAAGCCACCCTCGTCGTCGGCCTGGTAGCCGTCGGACTCGATCGGAAGGTGGAGCTCGAGTGAGTTGACGGAGGCGGTCAGCTCGCCCGCCTCGGCCGTCCCGACGCTGCGCCCGTTGTCCTGCACCTTGCACCGGCCCACGTAGACGGTGATGCGGGTCGGTGGGTCGTAGGTGCCGGTCGCGTCGTTCCAGGCGCCCTTGCCGACGCTGGCCCGCGTGATCGTGCATGTGGACGTCATCAGCGACTCGGCGATGCGGCGGCCCTGGAGGGCGGCGCCGTGAGCCGTCACTGGTAGTCCCCGTAGGCGGCCAGTCGCACCGACCGCACCCGTCCGCCGGTGGCAGAGGGTGGGGT